AGCGCATTACCGACAGCTACCTGGCGAACTTCGCCGCTTCTGTGAACAGCTAAGGAGAAACCCTCATGGCACTGCCTAAGAAACTGAAATACCTGAATTTGTTTAACGATGCCAACAGCTATCAGGGCGTGGTGACCTCGCTGACGCTGCCGAAGCTGGCGCGCAAGCTCGACCCCTATCGCGGCGGCGGCATGAACGGCGTGGCGCATATCGATAACGGCCTGGAAGATGATGCGCTGGATCTGGAGTGGACGATCTCCGGCCTCGACGACCGCGTGCTGAGCCAGTGGGGCGGGGCCACGGTGCCGCTGCGCTTTATGGGGTCCTACCAGCGTGACGACACCGACGAGACCATCGCGGTGGAGGTGGAGCTGCGCGGCAAGCATCAGCAGTTCGACTTCGGCGAGAGCAAGCAGGGTGAGGAGAACGAAACCAAAATCACCACCAAGTGCACCTACTACAAGCTGAGCTGGAACGGCAAGGCGCTGATTGAGATCGACACCGTCAACATGGTCGAGATCGTGAACGGCATCGACCGCCTGGCCGAGCACCGTAAGAACATCGGCCTGGTATAGCCCTCTGGGCGCGGGCATGCCCACCCCATATCGCACAACACGTAGGGGTCGGGCATGCCCGACCCGCTTTCCAATGAAATAAGGAATTCTCATGCAGCAGTCAGAAAATACCGTTCAGCTGGTCACGCCAATCGTGCGTGGCGAAACCGTGATTAACAGCGTCGAGCTGATCAAACCCAACGCCGGCGCGCTGCGCGGCACGCGGCTGGTGGACCTCGCCGGATCGGACGTCGACGCGCTGATCGCCGTGCTGCCGCGCATCACGCTGCCGAACCTGACCAAATCGGAGTGCCTGAACCTTGACCCGATCGATCTGATTGAGCTGGGCGGGCGGGTGATCGCTTTTTTGTCGGCGAAACCGGACACGTCCGCTGGCCCGACGGGCTGACGGTAGATGACCTGATGGCGGATATCGCCGCCATCTTTCACTGGCCGCCGTCGGAAATGAACGCCATGCCGCTGGCAGAACTGCTCGACTGGCGGCACAAGGCCATCGTGCGCAGCGGTACACAGAGTGGAGAGTCGTGATGAGTATTAACCTCGGCCTGGACGGACTGCGCAAAGCGGTGATCCGGGCAAGCCTGTTCTTAAACGATCTGCCCGGGGAGACCCACTCCCTTGGCAATGCGATGTTTCAGCAGCGCGTGGCGTTGACGGCCAGCGCCACGCGTACCCGAAACGCCACGCGCAACAGTAAATCAGCGCTGAAAGCCAGCAGGGAGCGCCTGCAGGAGATCCGCATCACCGAGGCGCTTGAGCGCCCGCAGCGGGCCCGCGACAACCTCAATAAGGCGCAGCAGCGCTTTACGATCGGTCAGAGCAAGGTTCAGCAGCGCTATCAGGCCGGGCAGGGTGTGGTAGATAAGATCGGAGCGGTCAGCGGTCAGGCAATGGGCGTGGCCCGTCAGGGGGCGAAGCTGCTGCAGCCGGGCTATCAGGCGCTGACGGCGCAGCCCGCTGCAGAGTCACAGGATGCGGCAATATCTCCTGCCGCCGGGTCGCAGCCCATGCTCGCAGCGGCAAGCGCCGATAACCTCGCGGGGGATATCGCCCGGCTAAACGGCGCGATAGATGCCATCAGCATCGGTATCTTCCAGCAGCTCGACGGCACCCTGCGCAGCCTGACGCAGACCGCCACCGGGCTACTGGGCAGCGTAGATCGCTGGATCCAGGCTAACCCGGCGCTGGCGGGCGGTATCACACAGCTGGCGGCGGGCGGCATCATTCTGGTTGGCGCGCTGGGGGCGATCGGCTCGGTGGTGGTGCCAGTGCTGAGCGGGCTGAATCTGCTGATCGCCGGCGCCGGGATGCTGAGCAGCGTCTTTACTTTTGCCGGAGGGGCGATAACGGCCGCGCTGGGGGCAATAACGCTGCCGATAGCGGGCATCGCGCTGGCCGTCGCGGCGGGTGTGGCGCTCATTTACAAATACTGGGAGCCAATCAGCGCGTTCTTCGCCGGAGTGATGAGCGGGATTGGTTCCGCACTGGCTCCCGTGGCGCAATTTTTCGCGCCTTTTAAGCCCGTATTTGACTGGGTGGGCGCGGGGATCGCCGGACTGTATGACGGTTTTAAACGGCTGATGCAACCGATCTCGCTGACGGGAGAAGCGCTGAATAAAATTGGCGGTGCCGGGGAGTGGATAGGCAAAGCGCTGGGCGATGCCTTTATGCTGCCGCTGAAGATATTCAATGACCTGAGCAGCGGCATTATCGGCCTGATGGAGAAACTCGGCGTTATCGATAAAAAATCGGCGGATGCGCAGGCTTCACTCAGTAAACAGCCGCCAGAGCAGCCGCCGTTATCGGCCCTCGGCGGTGCAGGAGAAAGCTTCCCGCAGAGTGAATTTCCCGTCGCGCTGGGCGGTGCCCGTTACCAGCCGGTGACCGCCACCACCAGCAGCAGCAGCCAGCAGAACACCTTTAACAGCAGCTACGTGATCAACATGCAGCCGGGCATGAGCGATGCCGATGTGCTGGCGATGATTGAACGCAATAAACAGCAGGAACAGTTTAACGCCGGGTTAAAACAACGCAGCAGCCTGTGGAGGGATTAATCGATGATGATGATATTCGGCATGACGGTCTTTATGCGGCAAACCTTACCCTACCAGACAATGACGCACAGCAACGACTACCGTTGGGCAGTCGCTAGCCGGATTGGTGTGCGTCCGGCACAGCAGTTTCTCGGACCCGGGGATGAAACCATCACCCTGACCGGTGAGTTACGCCCGGAGATTACCGGGGGTGTGCCTTCACTTCTGGTGCTTGAGAAAATGGCCGCAGCAGGGCGGGCATGGCCATTGTTGAGCGGCAGCGGAACGCCGTATGGCATGTTTGTCATTACCAGCGTTAACGCCACCCATACTGATTTTCTGTCGAACGGCACGGCGCGCAAGATTACTTTCACTATGACGCTAAAGCGGGTTGACGAGTCGCTGGTGGCGCTGTTTGGCGATCTCAAGCAGCAGGCGGAAGAGGTGATTGGCAAAGTTGGGCAAAAAGCCTCGCAGCTGATGGGGATGCTGTCATGAGTGGCGTTGATATCGCGGCACAGATGGGGCCGGACTTTCTGATTAAGCAGGGCGATGCCGATATCAGCCAGAATTTCCGCATCCGCTTGCTCAGCCTGACAATAACAGATAAACGCGGCATGGAGGCCGATACCCTGACTCTTGAGCTGGACGACAGTGACGGGAAAATCGTGATACCCAGGCGGGGAGAGTTGCTCAGCGTCTATATTGGCTGGCAGGGCGCTGCGCTGTTTAACAAAGGGACATTCAGCATTACCGAAATCAGCCATAGTGGAGCTACGGATAAGCTGAAAATTGCGGGATACAGTGCGGATATCGGCTCTGCCCTGAAAGAAAAACGCAGTGAATCCTACGATCGGCTCACTCTCGGCGATCTGCTCCAGCGTATTGCGCTGCGCAATACTCTGCAAACCTCACTGCTGGCCGATCTGGCATCGATATACATCGAACATGTCGATCAAACCGATGAGAGCGATAGTCAGTTTATCTCGCGCCTGGCGAGGCGCTTCGGCACCATTGCGGCCATTAAGTTTGGCAAGCTGATGCTGATAAAACCGGGTAACGGCACTACCGCCAGTGGTAAGCCGTTGCCCGATTTATCCATCAATCGCCAGCAGGGGGATGGGCACCTTCTTACTATCCAGAAGGATGCCATTTACTCAGGTGCCCGGGCGCGCTGGCTACAACTGGACAAAGCCAGTTCGGGTTTGGTCACGGTGCACGCGGGCAACCCTCAGTCCAGCGATGCTTTTTTGCCGCTGGAGCAGCGTTATCTGGTCCTGCCCGGCCTGTTTAATAGTAAGGAGGAGGCTGCTCGTGCGGCGCAGGCAAAGTGGGAGGAGAGCTGGAAAAGCAGCGCCCAGCTAACATTTGAGCTGGCGCTTGGGCGAGCAGAGATAATCCCGGAAATGCGGGTAGAGGTGAGCGGCTTCAAGGATCTTATCGACCAGCAAAAGTGGGTCGTCACGGAAGTCGTACACACAATAAACAGCAATAGTGGTTTCACTTCTAAGGTAACGCTGGAACCAGACAATCCCGGCGACGTTCAGATTGACTATGACTAGCCCCAAAAAGTGAAAAATTCACTTGATGATTCACTTAAAGTGAATATAATTAGTTTTATTCACACAGTGTGAGTTTAACTGACCCCACGGAGTTCACTTATGATGCCTTGCCCGATTTGCCAGCATAACAGCCACGCCCGCTCCAGCCGTATCATCAGCAGTGAGACCAAGGAGCGTTATCACCAGTGCCAGAACCTGAACTGCAGCTGCACCTTCAAGTCGATGGAGACGATCACCAGCATTGTTGCCCGCCCGCTGGACGCCAGCACGCCGCCCCCGCCTGCTGCGGCGGCGAAGGCGCCCACCAGCCGCCTCGGCAGTTAGACCTTGTGCTTCCCCCCAGCGGCGGGGTCACACCCGCCCTGGCTTTTGCTGCTCCCCGGTTTTCTGCGCTATGATGATCCGCTTCCCCCGTGACTGCTGGCGCCCCTATGACCCACGTTTCTCCGCACGCTCCGATCTTCGACGGCCATAACGATCTGCTGCTGCACCTGTGGCTGCATCATCCCGAAAACCCGGCTGAGGCCTTTATGCAGCAGCGCCTGAGCGGCCATCTGGATTTCGCCCGCATGCAGGCTGGCGGCTTTGCCGGGGGGCTGTTTGCCATCTTTGTACCGCCAGCCGACTACGTGGCAAAATTCCCCGCGCGCCAGGCGGAAGTTTTCGACCCGCTGGCGATCGTCGGGCAGCAGCTGCGCATCCTGCAGCAGCTGGCAGAGGGATCGGCGGGAGCCGCTAAGATCTGCCGCAGCGTGGCCGAGATCGCGCGGTGCCTGGCCGACGGCGTGCTGGCGATGGTGATGCATATCGAAGGGGCAGAGGCGCTGGATGAAGACTTCAGCCAGCTGGAGGGCTGGGTTGACGCCGGGCTGCGCAGCATCGGGCCGTTCTGGAATACCCCGAACCGCTTTGGTTTTGGCGTCAGCGGCAGCTTTCCCGGCTCGCCGGATACCGGCGACGGGCTGACGGACGCGGGTAAGCGGCTGATCCGCGCCTGCAACCAGCAGCGGCTGATGATCGACCTGTCGCACATGAATGAAAAAGCCTTCTGGGACACGGCGCGCCTGAGCGATGCGCCGCTGGTCGCCAGCCACTCTAACGTCCACGCCCTGTGCCCGCAGCCGCGCAACCTGACCGACAGCCAGCTGGCCGCTATCGCCGACAGCGACGGGCTGGTGGGGCTGAACTTTGGCACGGCGTTTCTGCGCGCCGACGGCAAGCGCGATGGCGATATGCCGCTCAGCGTGATGGTGCAGCATCTCGACTATCTGCTGGAGAAGCTGGGGGAGGATCGCGTGGCTTTCGGTTCCGATTTTGACGGTATCAACTTGCCGAACGAGATCGGCGACGTCAGCGGCCTGCCGCGGCTGCTGGCCGCGCTGCGTGCGGTGGGTTACAGCGAAGCGCTGATCAACAAGCTGTGCCGCGCCAACTGGCTGCGGGTGCTGAGAAAAACCTGGGGAAAATAATGCCCGGTTTTTGAACCAAATAGTTCAAAACAGCATAAACCGTGCAGATTTTAGGGTTGATATCGATTTATCATAGGCGCAACATCTGTGCCGCCAAATTCTTATAATTTGACAACATGCCGATCCCTTGTTGACACTGACAGGTGTGACGTCTGTTTTTTGAACACCAAGAGGATATGATTATGTGGACTAAACCAACTTTCATCGATATGCGCCTGGGCCTGGAAGTAACCTTATATATCTCCAACCGTTAAATTGC